TAGCAATCGGACTGACCAAATCGCCAACTCTATCAAAGGGAACTTGATAACGAGTGGAGATTGACCTGGCCAACGCAGCCGAATTCACGCCAGCCAAGTAATTCTTAAGAGAATCATTGGCCGAAGTGAATCGTTGATCCCATTTGGGATCATCTGCCGGCACCATCATAGACCACCTCTCGATTCGTTTGACAGGGTCTGCGACAAAGACAACATCCTGATTGACGTCATCAACCAACAAAAAGTTTGATGCAAAGTAAGGAGCGTCTGTGCAATAAAACTTTGCACCCAAATTGAACACTTCTGCCATAACCGCAACTGCGGTGTCAGAACAACCAACAGATTTAGCACAAACGAGTGAATCATCGCCCATAAACATGGCCCACAACACTTCCGTACCCTTATACGCATAGGTGACACTCAAAATGTTCAATATAACATTACCGAAAGCCGTCGTGGCGTCACCAGATTTGCGCTGATACACAACCTGTAGAGACAAACCCAGCGAAACGCTCCTTATGGAACATTCAACGTGACCTTGCACCCATTTCTGCAACATAGCTTCATTGAGACCAAGCTGACGAAAGACATACTCTTCAAGTTTGAAAGCGAACCTCCCTTGAGATTTGTCATACTTAGAAAAGTCGTTTTCTAAGTATTTAACCTGAGAGCCGAACGGATGCACGCCCCTCACAAACTGCTCAAGATGTTCCGTGTCCTTCAAAAGGTTGACCTTATAATTCGGCCTGAGCAACTCCAAAAACCTTCGCACCAACAAACGAAACATAGAACTATACAGCGCAGACAACGCCTTCTCATGGTATACGATCACCTGAGGTTCCGTGCGAGACTCCAAAGGTTTTGTAGAAAGCGTCGGCTTCACGTCTGCTTTCAACATTGCCATATACTCATTGACAGGCATCTCTTCCAGCGCCTGAGACTTCTCCTCCAACTCCTTACGCGCCATTTCTAGTTTTTCGGGCGTCGCCTGAGCAGCCCACTGCTTCAACCCTTCCTCCGTAAGTTCGACAGGGTCGCTCTGAAATCTTTTCAAACTGTCCCGTGCATCAGATTTGCATGCAACATTCAAGAATGTGTCCCAAATGTCCTTGATCATCTCATCCTCATCCTGAGGCAACGAAATCTGAGGTGCATTCAAATTCCTAGCTGCCATAGAAGACACAAGCTCTTGCAAAGTCCCTTGTCTTTTGGGAACATTAAGAGCCTTCAACCTGCTGTGATACAACAACCTGGACTTAGGAGCCTCTCCAAAGTACGTAGGCAACCTAAGGTACGGCGCCGCGATTGTTCGATCCTGCGGGTCTAAAGACACGCTTGCAGTATCATACTCCAAATTCTGCAGCGCAACACCAGGACAAACCTGCGCATACAACTCGTTAAGAGTAAAAATCGGATCAGCATCTGGATCAAAATTTTTCCTGATCCCCTGCCTGATTTGACCGACCGCAGCAATGACCTCGTCGGCATACCTGTCCTCACGTTCCTCAGCGATCGGATTCAGCGACTTGACACTAGCCAGAAACCTATCAATCCTAGGATTAGCTTCAACCGACGACTGAGTGTGCAACGACACCGCTTCAACCCTAAAGGTCTGCAAGGACAACGAAATATCTTCATCCCTAGCCAACGACAACCTGGAAAAGGCGTCAGTCCACGACGCCGAAAACCCGGAGTGACCGACAGATGCTCTGTAGATATGAGCACGAGCGTTATCCACCATTTGCTGAGGCGACAGTTGCGAAAGCCACGCAACAGCCGAATCGTTCAATAAAGCATAAGGCGGCGCAGATAAAAACTCGGGAGCCAGATGATCAACGGTATCCCGCATGACTCTCCGAATCCAATCGGAGAAATTTCGAAGAATCGCGTCCACGTATCCGAACGTGTAATCCCAAGTGGTGATCAAACTCACCCTGGCAATCATCCAAACCCGTACGGCCCAAGTGGTAGACGAAAACCGGGCCAGCTGATTTACAGTGTCCATCATTTGAGATGTGAGTCGGCCCGACTCATACCTATCAACGAAGGCCCGAGCATAAATGCTCACAACCAAATTGTCAACAAGTTCGATTCCCAAAGGGGAGTTCACCAAAACAGATGTGCCTTCGATAGTAACCCTATCGTTGGTGACATGAATCTGCTTCCTAACTGCGTACCGCGTGAAATTCTCTTTCTCCAACTGCATAGAAAAGGCATATACCCTATCCACCAACCTGCGAGATACCAAAAAAGGGGAATTGAACCAGTTTTCTGGCCTTGCAGGATCCATGCCCTGTTTTTTCAACTTCCAAGAATTGACAAGGTATTTCTGATCCGCATCCGGCAACTCCAGTGCATGATATACTGTCATGTCCAAAGGCGGTCGCCCTAACGCGGTCATCCGAAAAAACATCAAATGACTCCGATCTTGCAACAACTCCAACTGAAACCAGCGAGCTGTGGCGCCTTTTCCCACGGGAAAAACCTGAGACGCAAGCCAAGACTCCCACACTCCTTTTGGGTACCTCAATATACCGGCCGAACCTTCAGGATAACGCAACGCAAGGCCAGATTCCGTCTTTGTGTAAAATACACCGGTGCCTGGAATCTCACCTTCGGCCTGCATCAACATCATTGGGT